AAGCTATTGCACCTGTAGTTACATCACTTTGTATAGTTCCTTCAGAAGAAATACCATACATTGTTGTTGCTCCAGTTAAAGATTTAGCAACTCTTAAAGAATATGTAGATAAACCAGCAGAACCTATACCTAATGAACCTGCTAAATAGTTGTTAGCAGTACCATCCATAAATAAGTTCCATCTGTTAGTACCGCTTGGAATAGAGCCTCTAAATCCGTAGTTGTTAGTTGCTCCAATTAAACCACTTTGTACTAAAAAACCTGTTTGATTTGTAACAGAACTACCTGCACCTAATGTAGCTTGTCCAGCATCATAATGAGTATAGCTAGATAGCGTAAAACTTGCAGCAGACGTTCTTAATGTATTACTAAAGCCATAAGCAGTATTAGTAACATCTGTTTGTACTGTTCCATCTTGTCTTATTCCATAAGATATAATTGAACCTGTTATTCCTTTTTCAACTCTTATACTATATTGAGTTAAATTAGTACTACCAACACCTAAAGCCGAAATATTTGTATTACTACCTAAAGTAATCAAAGTACCACTATCGGTAATATTACTATTACCTATTGTAGAAGCACCTGTGAACTTTGGTAAAGTGTTTGTTGTACCTGTACCTGTTACAGGGTTAGTTAAAACCCCTTGATATTGTGGTATGTTTAAAGTACCACCACTATAAGTCGCTGCACCACTTGTACCTGTTGTTGTTAATGTAATCGCTGCCCTTGCTCTTGCATCTGTAAAGTAAAGGTTTGTACCTTCTGTTACTTGAGTAGTTGTATAATCACCACTTTGAGCAGTAACCGCACCTGTTCTACCAAATACACTTGTAACCGCATCCGTATTTATATCAGTCCAAGAAGCAGTTATTGTACCACCATCTTGCTGATTTAAAGTTAATGTTTTAGTAGTTGTTCCTGTAACCGCTGCACTTGTTAAACTTCTATTATATGCAGTATTCCAAGTACTTTGACTTGCAGTTGTAGGTATTCCAAAACCACTTGTAGTACTTAAAACTCCAGTTGTAGAGTTATAATCTAAACCAGTTACACTTTCGCTAAAAGCAGCTCTTGAACGAGCATCAGTATAATATAAATTAGTTCCTTCAGCTATGTTAGTTGTAGTACCTGCAACCTTAGTCCATAAATCAGTAGCAGCTACATATTGTAAAATATCTCCGTTAGTAGGATTTTGAGCAGACACATCGTGTAATTCATCTAATTCATATCCGTTTTGTATTCTAATTTCAACCACACCTTGAGTTGGATGGCTTCTAACCACTATACCAACATAAACCAAGTGTATAGGAGCATAAGGCTTAGTTGATGTCCAAGCACCAGCAGTTGTACCACTTAAATAAAGTTGAGTTCCTACTGGATATATTTGAGTATCTAAGTCTGTTAAAGAACCCATTGCAACTACAAAACCATTGTTCATATTCGTAATATCCGATTGAACAACTCCATAAGTTTGAGCAGATGTAGCATCACCAGTAGCTATTGCTTTAGTAACAGTTGGCAAGTTACCTTGACCACCATTGATATAAACTACTGTGCCTTTTGTTAACGTAGCACCTGTGCTATTATAAACCTCTGTAATTAACCTTTGTGCTTCTTGAGCAATCGTTGGGAAAGTAGCTAAACTACCATCACCTCTTACATATTGAGCCGTTGTACCTGCTCCTGTTACTGATAGCGTTCCATTAGCCGTTAAAGGGCTATTAGCGACACTAAAAGCACTTGGCATAGATAACCCTACGGAAGTCAATCCTGTGTCTGTATCAGTTCCATTTACCCATTGAGTGCCATTGTACTTTAAAACTTGATTGTTTGTAGGTGAGGTTATAGTTACATCACCTAATTGAGTTAAGGTGTAATCGCCTTCTTGAGCCACTACGTTACCTGTCCTACCGAATACAGAACTAACCATACTTGGCAAAGGATAAGCACCTGATGGAGCTTCAATTACAACTACTTCTTCAGTTACATTTATTTCTACTATGTCTTGATTTATGGTTATCTCTGTACTCATTATAATTTGGTTATGTCTTCGTAAACAATAAAGTTACCCCAGATATAAGTCTTTTCGTTGCCATTAGGAAACAAAATAGCCATATCATAAACATAGCTTCCAGCAGCAATATCTACTTGTTTATTAAGTGTAATTTGATTGTTATTAACTCCACCCACAGTAATACCTCCACCTGCAGCTTCAGTTAAGGTTAACTCAGCAGTTGTACTATTAGGCTTCTTACGCACTTGAATCTCAACCTCAGCACCTACTAAACTAATAGGCACTTCATTTGCAGTCAATAAAAATACTTGACTCCAAGTATCATTTCTCCATATCTGTATATTGTAATTTGCTGGTTTAAAGTCAGCATTTGATTGAGAGCAAGACATTTTATATAATTTTTACAAATTTACTTAATTATTCGTTTCTATTAATTTACCCATTATTTCTTTTTAACTCGTCAATTTCAGCTTTAAGCTCTTGTATAGCTTTAACCAACATTGGAATTAAGACAGTTGTTTTTACTACTTTTTTACCATTATTATCACCATAACCATTATCTATACTTATAGCATTAGGGAAAACATCTTCAAACTCTTGAGCTATAAATCCTAATTGCTTTTTGTCATTGCCTATAAAATTAAAGTTTCTTACTTTTAATTTAAGTAAATCATCAAGTTTAGGAGTAGCGTCAACAATATTTTCTTTTAATGTTATATCCGAAATTGTACCATATACACCTGTTCTATTAAATAAATCACCATTTGTATCAACATAAGCATTATCCGCATTACCTGCAATCAACCATAACTTACCAGAACCATAGTTACCTACATAAGCATCATAACCTGTTGATGGTAAAAACTTAATTCCACAAACATTAGTTGAACCATTTGATTGAATCTCCATATATGGTTCAGTAGCTGTTATTTTTAAAGGAGTATTAGTAGAACCATTAACTATTAAATTACCTGATAATGTACCACCACTTAAAGGAAGAAAACTACCTGTTGCAGCATTGTTAAATGTATTCCAATCTGCGCTTGATAATAAACCATTTTGTGAACCACTTGCAGTTGCAATATTTAAAATAATTGTACCACTTGTAGTAACAGGAGTAGAGCTAATAGATACTCCGCTTGTAGAAGATGATAAACCTACGCTTGTAACAGTTCCACTTGTTAATTGACTTGTAAGAGCTAAAGTACCTGAAGCAGTAGGAAAAGTATATGAGTAAGATGCAGCAGATTGAAATATCAAATTTTGTTGATTAGAACTGCCACTTAATTGGATACTCAATCCATTAGAAGCTGAACCAGCAAGACTTGTATAACCTGTTGCTCCTGCTAAAGCTCCATTTTTAAGTAATAATCCTGATTCTTGCCTTGTTGCTTCATTAAATGTTTTATTACCTGTTATTGTTTGCGTTGTACCAATAGTAACATAACCACTTAAATCGGTGCTATATTGAGGAACATTTAATACACCTGTTGTGCTATTGTATGTAGCAGCACCGCTTGAACCTGTAGTGGTTAAACTTATTGCACCTCTTGACCTTGCATTAGTGAAATAAAGATTAGTTCCTTCGGTAACTTGCGTTGTTGTATAATCACCACTTGCTGCTACAATCACACCTGTCCTTCCAAATACAGAAGTTACTGGATATGAAATATTACTTGTTAAAGCGATAGTACCACTTGATGCTGGTAATGTATAGGAATATGCCGCAGCCGATTGGAATATTAATGTTTGCTGATTTGAACTACCACTCAATTGAACGATTAAACCATTAGATGCACCAGCAAGACTTGTATATCCTGCTAATCCTGAAAGAACACCATTTTTAAGAAGTAACCCTGATTCATTTCTAATAGCACCATCAAAAGTTTTAGTACCTGTAATAGTTTGTGTAGTACCAATAGTAACAAAATCAGTAGTATTTATAGAATAATTAGGTATGTTTAAAGTTGAACCAACTAAAGTTGCAGCACCACTTGAACCAGTTGTAGTTAAAGTGATTGCATTTTGTTTATTATTAAAGGTTGTAAAATCTGCAGAAGCAAGATAACCATTTTGAGTAGTTGATGATTTATTTATTGTAAAAGTCAATGTGCCATTAACAGGCGCACCTGTACCAGTAATAACCAATACGCTTGTAGGAGATGAACTAACACTACCTAAAGTATAAGATGGACCTTTGCCATCTAATTGCGTTTGCACATTAGAAGTTACACCGCTTAAATAAGATAATTCAGTAGCTGTTGTTATATTAGCTACAACCTTACCACTTGAGTTAGAATTTAAAGCCTTTGATGTATCTAAATTGCTTGTAGCTATGGTAGATGCTCCTCCAGTAATTGAAGCAACTGCTGCACTACTAAATACACCTAAAGTGCCATCACCTTTTATATAGTCATTAGCATTACCTGCACCAGCTATTGCTAAAGTACCTGCACCTGTAATTGGCGAACCTGTAATAGAAAAAGCAGCAGGAGCAGAAAGAGCAACCGAAGTTACTGTCCCAGTTCCACCACCAGCTCTTTGCCAAATACTTCCTGAATAAATTACTGTGTTACCTGCAACGAACACTATTCCATTCCAAGTACCACCTGTACTAACTAAATAATAATCCCCTGCCGTACCAACACCATCTACAATGTAAGGTGTATTAGTAGCAGCATTCCAAGTTCCCTTATATGAAGAACCTAAAGTTGGTAATTGAGCAGATGGTACTTTTCCATCAGCTCCTAAAGTAGCTACCCCATTTGCATCACCTAAAGGAACTGAAGTAACAACCCCAGCAGTTGCAGTTAATGCACCAGTTAATGTTCTTATTTTTGCTTCGCCAGTTACTTGAATTTGACTCATAATATTTTATTGAAATAATGCTCTAATATATTCCCCTGCTACCAAAACTCTACCAAAAGTCAATACCCCTGTTGCACTTACAAACTTAACATCATCACCTGTTGCAGTTCCTGTTGTTAAAATGTTTTGTGCATCCACACCACCTCTTGAAACGTAAAGACAAGAATAACCTATTGTGTCAGTAAATGTAATTGATGTTTCCCCTCCTATTGCCGTGTAACCTTTTGTTCTAACAGGGTTTGAACCTACTATAATAATTCCTTCTGGGTCAACAGTTGTTCCTGTTATTCCATATACTCCGCTACCTTGTAAACTTATGTTATATGTAGCCACATCCTTTTGGGGTGCGTTTATTGCTAAACTTGATATATTACAAGTCCCGTTAATAATAACCAATCCATCAACTCCATTATCAACAACAAACTTAATCTCTATTGGCTCTCTTGCTAACTGCTTTTCAAGCATAAACAAATATGAAAAGCCACTTAAAGTAATTAACCCATCACAGGTTACATTCCAAGTAGCCACATCGTTTTTATATTCTCTAAACCAAGCACTTGATTGACTTGTCACCTCTTTTTGGTCTACACTTACATCAAACGTACAATTTGTACTACACGCAAAAGCGACATCAACCTCTGGGTCAACATCTGTTCTATGCCAATAAAGCATTACGTTATTTCCTATTACTGCTGCCATATTACAAATTTAATCAATTATCCGTATGTTTCTAATATTTCACCTGCTCCGCTAATTTTAAATGCTTTAAACGATATATCTGTTGTCATTACTTTCCACCATAAGTTTGCACCATTAAAAGGAGTTATTAAAAGTTCATTTGTGTAATAAACATCCCCTACACTTGGAACTCCAATATCTTCTAAATAAACTAAATTACTTGTTAAAGGTGCTGCATAAGCTGCTTCTTTAGTTGTATAAGCCGTTGACCTTAAATGTCCATAACCAGATACTACATTTGAAAGGTTATTATTAGAATAAACAGTTCTTAAAGTTGTTTCAACATTTTCATTGTTTATATTTAATAAAGTAGCTTGTATAATATCATTTTGTAAGTCAATAGTTGAATTACCTAAAATGTATTTTTTATTACTAACATTTATTTGTGCTGGGTCTGTATCAGCAGAAGTTAAACGCATAGCACCGCTTAATCTTCCGTTTGTTGTATTCATACCCATAAATGAACTATCAATATTTATTACATTAGTATGTAAGCAATTTGAATATTGTTTGACTACTAATTCACTTAAACTTCTATATATATCTAAAGGATATTCAAATCTATACCACCCAATTAATGTTTCTCCAAGAGAATTACTTAAAAATCCTCTGTAAGAATAATTACCATCAACGTTAGGATTAAAACCTAATGGCAAATCTATATCTAAAACATATTCTTCTGTATCATTTACAAAACTCTCAGTTCTAAAGCCAATAAATGAAGGTATAATTTGAAGGTTGAATTTTTGTACCTCAACTCCAGCAACAGTAGATTTCCAATAAGGAGAACTATTATCAGCTAAAACTAACTCAAATGCAAATACACCATTATCTGGTGCTGGTGGAGTTTGTAATGTAAAATTAGCTTTTGCATTAGCAGCATCAAAAGGATAATAATAATAATTACTTCCAATATTTGCCCATTCCTTTTTGTCATTTATATAGTATGTAAAAGATGGAGTTACTAATGTTACCTTTAAAATAAATAATCCATCTGGACCACTTGCTGGAACTCCAATACCACTTATATCAAAACTTATTTTTGCCGTTTCATTTATACCAAGTTTAGGTAAATTTATTGGGCTTACTCCTAAATCAAATGGCGCAGCTGAAACTGTGTTATTAAGAATAAATGAATTGTACTCTTTCTCTGGATAACTCTTGATAAATATAATACCACCTGTTTCCCTTCTTTCAACCCATCCAAAAGCATTACCCTCTGTTGGGCTTACTACTGTATAATTTTTTAAATCCCAGTTAGTTATGTAATTATTTGGGTATTCAATTTCTTTTTCTAATCTTATTTTATTATACCCTTTTCTTAATATTTTAAATTGACTATTTTCAACATAAAATAAATTACTTGTATTACCTGTATATCCTTGTATTTGTCCAGTTAATGACTTTGTTCCACTTGTAACAACTGTTCCACTTGTGTTATATTCTGTAAAATAATAACTTGATTGTGCAAATTGAGTTAAAGGTACAATATACCATTTGCCTTGTGCTTGAAATAAACGGCAACCAAAACCTTTGGCAATATCACTTATTACTTTTAAACAATTATAAGGTTCTTGATTATTATTTGTTATTGAAGCATAATTTTGATAAGATTGTATCAAAGGTTCGTTAAAAGTATTTACTGTTCTATTTAACATAGATGTTGCATACAAACTTATTCCACTTATTAAATTTAAACCAAAACCAATATTACTTAATGAATTTTGTAAAAAAGCTAAACAAGTAATTCTATCAATTAAAGAATAATCAACAGGCAATTGATATGGTATTCTTTCAAGCATACCTAATCCATCAATAGCATTAAAAGATAATTCCTTTCTGCCTGTTGTATATGAAAATTGAACATAATCACTTAATGCCCATCCTTGCCATTCTAAAGTAGTATCGTAAAATAATTTACATAAATACTTCCTATCGTTTAAAGAAGTAAAGTCAGGCATATTGTTTAAGTTATCAGTAACATCTATAATAACGTTTAACTGACTAACATAAATTGCCTCAAAAATATCATCGCTTCTTGGGATGTATTGAATTTGTAAAGTAATAGCTGGATATTCTATTAAAGCACCTGCATAACCATCCTCTTGTAAATATAGTGTTGATATGCTACCGCTTTTGGTAGCCATTGTTATTTTGTATTTATTAGTATATGCCATTAATTGCCTCGTCTAATATTTAAGTTGTTGTTTGCTCTTTGAGTTGCCAAAATCAAATCAGAACCTTTTAATAAAAACTCACCTAAGAAATTACCACCTCCCATTCCCATACCACCAGTTACTACACCAGCTGCAGGAGCAACACCACCAGTAATTGCAGTCATAATAGCTTGAAATAATAATGCTTGTGCAACCATTGAAGCTAACTGAATAACTATTTGTTTAAAAGCTGCTTGTAATGCTAACCCAATATCTTCACCCATTACCATTGCTTGAATTACACTATCAAATGCTGGAGCAAGTAGGTTTGTTAACTCTGTTGTTAATTTATATTGTTCGTTATATTTTGCTTGTGCTTTTGCAAGTTCCAACACATCTAATGCTTGTTGTGCTGCATCAATTCCGTTAAAATTACCTGTAAATGTTTGTGGCGCATTTGGTAATGCAGGAGAAGTAGGTTTATTACCTAAAATAGGACTTTCTGCATCTGCTGGTAATGGTCTCGGTTGTCCTCCTATTTTTTGAATATTATCAGCAATTTCTTTTGTTGATTGTGCTAATGCTTTTGCTCCCTTATCTAATTGGAAAAATGGATTATTTAAAGCTAATGTTATTGTATTAGCTAATTCTGTATTTAAACCAATTATCCCATTCTTTAATTTAATAGCCTCCGTTCTTGCATCAATATTAGCATCTTTTGCTTTGCTAATTGCACTTGCTTGATAAACTGAAGCATCTGCATAACCATTAATAGCTAATTTAGTTGACTCTAATGTTGCATAATATTCCCTTCCTGTTTGTAGTATCTTTTTATTTGCATCTGCTAAAGCAATTGTTTTGTTAGCAATTTCATCAATATATCTTGATGTTATAGCTTGTGCAACCAGTGCTTGTGTATATAAATCAACCGCTGCTCTTGCTTGGTCAACATTTGTAATTGTTGAAGCATAAGCACTATTTACTTTACTTAATTCGTTTTTAACCGCTTTTAATGCCTCCGCCCTTCTTTCATCACTTACACTTGCATTTTGAGTAATTGTCAAATATGCTTGTAATCTTATTCCTGTCTCACTTGCTTCGGCTCTTGCATCACTTAAACTTTGTGCAAACTTATCTTCTGCTTTTGTGGCTTCGTTTGTGCCACTTATAAAATCAGCTATTTTAGGACCAAATGCGACTAAAATTGATGAAACCGCACCCAAAGCTAAACCAATACCTGCTGGACCCATTAAACCACTTGCCATTGCTTTTAAAGCACCACCTGCACCTCCAGCATCCTTACTTAATCTTTGAAATGATTCTAATAATGGATTTAAGTTATTCGCAATACCAATGAATCCATAAGGAGCATCTTGTGCAACCCTTGATAAGTTTGTTAATGCATTAGTTGCTTGATTGCTTGTACTTGGCAACGTTTTAAAAGCAGTACCTAATTTTTGGGTTGCGGTAACTGTTTCTTGTATATTTTTTACCGCTTGTTGATTGTCAGCGGTTATCGTAATTTTTAACGTTTCTTGTGCCATTTTATTATTTTACTCCATACAACTTTAATGTCCTTGCCAATTGTTCTTGGGTTATTTTTGGCTTATCATCTTCAACTTCATCACTTGGCAAAGGAAAAAAACTTTTAATGCTTTTAGGACTTTTATCGGTTGTATTAGCTTTATAAATCAAATAACTAATCATCCTTGTTCGTTCCCATTCCTTTAACTGTTTATTATCATAAGCCCTTTTATACAACAAAAATTCTCGCCACGTCAATTGCCAAAACTCGTTAATCGTTAAGCCAACTTCAATAGCGAGAATAATTATTGAGTCCCAACTATAAAACCCTAATTTTTTTTTTCATCCGTGCCTTTCTCTGGCTTTAAATCTGGAGTCATTGAGTCTTGCATATATCTCATAAACTCAACCAATTGTCCATCTTTTGCCGATAACCCACCAACTTGGTCTATCCATTCGCACACATCAAATTCATCAAAGTCAATAGGCTTTTTAAGGCTCTTGCATCCACTTTCTGCTGCGGCTTGAACAATATGAACGATTGTATCTAAGTCATAAACCCCTCCAGATAAAACCTCAATTAGCTGCATTAGATTTTTATTCTCTAATTCGCAAAACCTTTTCATAGCCCAAGTTCCCCACTTTAAGTGGATTGTGTTGTTGTCAGTCTTTAATTCGTACATAGTTTTTTATTTATTATACAGTTTCAGTTTGTGTGATAGGAGGAACACTTACTACGAAAGTTGCAGTAAATTTAACATCATCTTTATCGTCAGCAGTTACACCGAAATCGCTAATAAACACTAATTGACCAGCACCACCATAAGTGATATCACCTGAAGATGGAACTGCTTTACCCATTTTAATTGCGAATAAAGTCTTAGCAGCGTGAGCAGCATATAATTGTTGGTAGCTATCTTTAGCTGGAGTACCTGTTTCATCAATCGCAAAACCTTCACACTCAAAAGATTGAGAAAAAGAAGGAGCTGGAGTGTACTCGTTACCACATTTAGATGTTGCATCTATTGTGTCATTAGTTGATGTTAATGAGTTAGATGTTAAACAAGCAACAGGCTTGAATGTTCCATCATTGTTTATGTCAGCTAAAAGAATATAATCTCTTGCGCTTACTTTTGTTTCTGGCATTTTATTTAATTTTAAATTTGTGTTATTATAATGTTATAAGTTATCAATACTCTAAAAACGTTATCTAAAGGATTTAAGCCGTCTAAGTTTCTTACACTTTCAACACTTAAACTTGATGCCGTGAATCCGTTTGCCAATGTAATATTGGTGTCTGAATTTATTGCCGTCAAGACTAAATTGCTTATAGTTTCAGCACGTTTATAACCAAAGTTAGCATTTTTTGTAATAATATCAACTACGATTGAAATACTATTTGTATATCCATTTTTGCCTTGGTCTTGTGTTGATGTCCTTCCAGTCATTACAATATACTCATTACCTGCACCCTCTGGAGCAAAACCATCGTAAACAACCAATCCACTTGCACTTGTCAAGTTGGTATAAAACCATTTCTTTATCTCTATATTAGGGTTAAGCATTTAACAATTTTTTTAGTCTTTGTATTAATTTTGGCTTTTCATTTTCATACGAAGGTATCAAAAAAGGTTGTGGTCTTATGTTTATAGTTCTTAATCCTCTACCTTTAAACATCATTGCCAAATCTTCATATCCTGCTGGTATGCTAACTTGACCACCTGTTCCAAATTCAATATAAGCCGAATATTTAGCTTTTGCTTCTACTGAGAATGTTAAATCACCAATAGGAACTAAAGCAATATTATTTCTTAAAAAACCTAAATCAACAGGTGCAAGTCGCTTTGCGCTACTTTGAATGGTTAAAGCAGATGCATTAATTTCATCCCCTACATCTTGCCTTAAATGTTTGTCCATTGTTTTCAAGGCATTTTTAACTTCCTTTATTCCTGTTAAATTAAGACCAAATGCCATTATCTATAAATTATTAACTCTAAAAACCTATTTTGGTTCTCAACGTTCTTAATAGAATGTATTGTGTATCTTGAACCTTCAACGTCAACCTCATAAGAATTGTTAATGTTAACCCCAAAACGAATGTAAAGCCTGTTTTTTTGGTCGAATTGTAATTCCGATTGGTCTATCTCACGAACTTGATTATCTGGTCTTAAATCGCCCCAAACTGTGCTTTGTAGGGCAAATGTGGTAGTGAACCCACCTTGACCATCACTTACCCTTGTGGGAGCATAAATTCCAACTTGACGAGTCATCGTGTTGGCATCAACGTAGTTTGCTTTCGCTTTTCCTAACTTCATATTATAAAATTGGGCTTATTCTTGTCCATCTTTGACACGCTTTCCAAGTCTTTTCACAAATACCTGAATCACCATCTAACCCTCTATTTTCATAGTCATAAGAAATTTGGTCTAATATGGCTAATTTAAGGTCTTTAGGAATTGTTGTAGAACCAGCGAAATATGTAGCTTTTAGATTAGCATATCTTGGGAAACCCAATGTAGGATGTATTCCACCAATTAAATCATAATCTGGGCTTTCTATTTCTAACCCATCTTGACCCATATCATACAATTGAAATGTGTTGATATTTACTGGACCAAATGGTATTGGGAAATTGCCGCTTACATTGTTAAAAAATACAACTATTTCCTTTTGGATTAAACTCAATCCTGTGGCTACTTCAACCGCCTCTCTTGCAGAACTAATCATAATTTCAATTAGAGCATCTTCTGCGTTGGTTGTTACTCTTGCATAACTTTTAGCTTCTGCTAAGGTTACAGGCTCACAAGTAGAACCCAAAGGCATTGCACTAAAGTCATTTATATAATTAGAATAAGACATATCCTTTTTTTACAAAATTACTTAATTTATTCCAATAAAAAACCCCCACCGAATTGGTAGGGGTCATTATTTACTAAACCTTTAGAACTATACGTTACCTAAATCAGCAAAGATTGCAGAAGTAGTCAACATTAAGTTGATGTCTTCGTAACACTCAATACGAGCAGTTACCAAGTTCTTTTGGAAGTTTTCGCCATTCTCATAAGAGAACTCAATAGCTAAACCTTCAACTTCAACTCTTTCTAAGTAGCTGTTATCAAAGATTAATACTTTGTCATCTGTTACCCAAGATGCAGCAACAACTGGAACACCCCAGATTGTGATACCACCATTAGGGTTAACAATAACACTACCAGCACCAGCATAGTAACCAGCAGCGATAGTTGCTTTCAATAAACGAGCCATTTGAGTTTCAGATACTAATGCAAATGAAGCTACAAAGTTTGCTTGTTTTTGGTTTGCGATATAATCTACTAATTGTAACAAATCGTTAGTTTCAGCAGTTGTAGTTGAACCTGTTGCAGCACCAGATACAGTAGAGAAAAACGCAGCGTTCTCAGCCTTGAAGAAATCTCTTTGTAACATTCTTGGTAAAGTTTGAGTCATAAAAGGTAATGACTTCAACATTTGCTTAGAGAAAGTAGAGAAACCAGCAAGGTAATCGTTTACAACTTTAACTTCTGTTAAAGAGTAGTTGTTTTCACCTTTGTTAGAACCTTCAGTTTGAGCTGCGATGTTGTTAGTTAAACCAGCGTTCTCACGATAGTAAACATACAATCCGCTTTCGCTTCTTACTGTTGGGATTAAATCTCTAAAGTTTAAACTTTGAGAAGGTTGGATAGCTGGGTTAGGAGCATAAGTTGCTTGAGCATCACCAGTTAAGTTACCACTTAAAGTCATAGTCTTAACATCGCTTAAATCTAAACGATACTTACCATTGTTCTTTAATGACTTCTCCATTGCATCGAAGTTGCCATCTAATTTCTCCATAATAACTTGGTCGATGAATTTTACTTCTTTCTTCTCAGCTTTCTTTTGTGCAGCTAATTGACCATCGATTTGCTTTTGTAACTCATCTTTTACGACAGTTATTTGTGCAGACACTTCTTTGATTTGTGCTTCTGCGTTAGCTTGAAAACCTTTAAGGTTCTCAGCCATTTCATTGATTAAATTTTCCATTTTTACTTTTTAAATAGATTGTTAAATTGCTTAATTGCCTTTAATACTTCCTCATCATTCTTTTCTTCAACTTCTGGTGTCGGCTCAACTGCTTCTGCGGGTTGAGTGATTGTTTCAGTAATCTCCAAAGTTAATAACTCGGCTTGTATTTGTTTTATTTGAATCTCCATTAAAGCAAAGGTGTCGTCTGTGAAACTTCCACCTCTAAATGCCTTAATCAAGTTTTCTAATCTTATTGATAAAGATTCTTTAGTTTCTTTGATTTCACTCTTGAAACCCAATGTTGGTGTTTCTGGATTAGCACCCCAAAGAACCGCAGAACCTTCATATAGTTTTAATTCGGTAATTGTACGCACACCAGTCTTTTGGTTTACATCCGACTTTAACGTACTAAATCCGATTGAGTGTTGATTGATTAAACCAGCTTCATATAACTTGATTGCATCTTCGCCACATTCAGTTTCTATTAAGTCAGTAACCGCAACAAGCATATCGCCTTCAATATACAATTCTTTAGGCTTACCCAAAGTATGTGCCATATCAGCTTTATGGTCTACTAAAGACCAAATCATATTTTTGCCTTTTGGTCCACGTTCTTTGATAGTCTTGGTAAACGCTTCAGCAACGATAATATCGTTATCTAAATCAACGTTACCAATCCTTGACCAACACGCTTTAACTGTTCTTGATTCTGGCTCTATATCCAAAATCATATCATTGTAGCTTTTGTTTTCAATCTTACTCATATAACAAAGTTATTAATTTTTTTTAATCTGCTAACAAATCTCTTATTAAGTTAGAAATTTGCATCAAAGCCACATTATTTATTAGATTCCATACTAACCCCATATCTCCTCTCGGTGGGTTATCTTGTAACCTTTTTGGCTTTCCATCTTCGCCTCGCACGGCTTCGTAACCTAACGTACAACGGCAATTGATAACATCCCCAGCACTTCCACTTGGGTCGCAAGGATGTAACATTTGCTCAAAACCGCCATTCTTAGTTTTAACATTAAATTTTTCATCGTATGCTACTTTTATTCCATCCATATGATAATGGTCAAACATATCTCTTGGCACTCGTCTTGTTCGGTTATCCCTTGCTGCTATCCACTCTTTCATAGTTACAAGTCCTGTGGATGCCGTGCCAACCATTGAGCCTATGTTCGCTGCTCTACCTGTTTCAGTTCTTGCTATCATCTCGGCTCTGTAATCCGTTATCCCAGCCGTTCTTAATAGCTTAATTGTTTCTTGCATCGTTAAACCTTCTTCAACTGACTTCATTAAGTATTGTTGAATTTGGTTTTTAGTTGTTTGAGTTATCTCTGCTGCAATATTGTCTAATCCTTTTAGTTCAAGATAAGTTAGCATCACATAAGTAAACAAATCCGTTTGCTTACTTTTAAACTCCTCTGGACCGAAATAACCTTTTACTGACTTAGATACGTTCTTCTCGGAAATTTGTGCCATCTTAACGCCCATTGCAATATGAACGTTTTGGATGGTCTTTTTTATCTTCTTATCGCTAATAGCGTTTAAATCTTGGGTATCGCAATAAGTATCCACTTGCCTTTGTAGTTCTTTCTTGAACTTAGGTGAGTAGGTTTTTATTGCGTTTAAGTATAGTTTCCTATAATCTTGCCAAATCATTATTCAGGTAGTGTTAATGGTTGGAACTCATCTGGACTTTGTAAACTTGATGGAATATATAATTTTTCCATTTCTGTTTGGTCAATGTAATCAGGAATCTCTAATCCCATTATATCCATCTTTTGCTTTGGTGCAATCCACCACGCTTTATCTAACCATTCTACTTGCTCCGATTTGTTTGCTTCTAATTCTCCGTAAACACTTGCATCAAAGTCAACATAAATATCAGTTCCACGATAACCCCAATCAGAATGTAGTTTACGATTTAAGTTATCTCTAATACCTGTAAGCAAAGGAATAGCACAACGCAATGTCAATGCTTTTTCGCCTTCTCTTTGGTTGTTATAAGTCTTGTTATCGCTATCGTTTAAAAGTTGTGCAGGTACTCCGTAAATATTACAAAGTGCTTTCATATCCCATTTCTCACTTTCAATGATATCTAATTCAACAGGACTTAAACCGATTTGTTTCCAATCTACTTTGTAACCACTAACCGCAATTGAATTAAAGTTAGCAGAGCCACCTTTTTCACTTACTGCTTTTTTAAGTGCTTGTGCTTGTTGTGTTCCACTAATAGGGTCAAAGCGTTCATCATTCATAAATAGCACTCCAGCTGGACCACCATTCTGGAAAGAAGCAACAGCTGCAGTCTTCGCTTCGTTTGAACGAGTCAAGTTTTTCGCAGCAGCCATTAAAGGAGATTGACCATACAGTTGATTTCCAGTTGTATTCCATTGTGGATTAAAGTATTTATCTTGTAATATCTCTTGTTTAGTAAAGTTCCAAAGTGGACCATAATTCAATTGGTAACCGCTAATAGTTGGAGGAAAATTTTGAATGTTTGCTAACACGTACATATATTGAGAAGGTAGCACGTACATCTCATAAGGTTTGCCGTTGTTATTACCACCTTCAATCATCTTTGCGTAAATGAAAGAGTTACCTGTAATTAACTTAAACGCACACCACGCTTCTACGAAATCACCAAAAGTATCATCTTCATTTGGATATTTTAATAACTCGTTTAATCTTGCATCTCCTGTATATAATTCAAATGCCTTCTTGTGTAGCTTTTCTACATCTTTCCAGTTTTCAATTTTATCTGGTTGGCTCATTAACGCTTTATACTTCTTTGCGGAAGTTTCATCTACTACTTTGTAAACGTGGAATGGTGCAAGTTTTGCTTTATCCGTAATTAATTTTACGATTGAATAAACTATGTCATTAGCTGAATAACCATCACGAACAAAGCTAATATTATCTCCACCTTGCCAAGTGATTATCCCTTGTTGTATTGCAACTTGTCCGTTAAAAGGTATCTGTGGTAAAACAGTTGATAGTTTTTGTCTTTTAGTAAAAAAGTCAAGTAATCCCATTATATATGAATTTTAACAAAGTTAGACAATTTATCCTAAAATACCGACACCTCAAATTTAGGCTTGGTTAAATGTGTAAACACGGCATACCTACAAGCATCCATCAAGTCATCATTTGCCTTTACAGGTTCTTCAATTACGTTATCGTTTTTATCCTTTTTCCATTTATAAGACATAAACTCCCTTCTTAGGTTTTTGCTATTGTAATGTAAGTTTATTGGATAAGACTTCATCTTTACTATACCTGCCCATACATCTTTGACGGCTGGTTTAATGTTAAACCCTTGTCGGTAAAGTTCCTCAATAGATTTAGGCTCGGCAGCATCCGCATATATTGTTGCACGTTCTGGTAGCTTCTCCTTAATCAATCTTGATAGGTCGCTTAAAGTTAATCCGCTTTGATAAACTATTTCCTCAAAGTAGTTTTGTCCTTCGTGATGCGTAACCTTAACTAATGCAGCTGGGTGAACATAACCAAAATCCAATCCGTAGAATACATCGCCATCTGGTGCTTCATCGTATTGTTTCCATTGAGTATAGACAATTTCTTTTGCTGCTCCTCTTTCTCCTAAGCCATACACTTTCCACATAAAGTCATCTGGCAAGTCTTTGTATTGCTCAATGTTTTTTATTTGGCTTTCGCTTAAGTTAGTTATGTTGTTTAAGTATGTAGAATGGATGCGCTTGTTCTTTGGGTTATCAGCTACCTCATATACCCAAGAAATAAAGTCGGCTGGATTCCAGTCTAAGAATGCTTGTCCAGTTGTACGAATCAAAAGCTGGTCAAACAATGCCTTACTAATAAGGTTTGCCTCGTTTACGAATAGTATATCCCTTGCTGGTCCTTTTGCTTTGTCAGGGTCTTCAAGACCAAATAACTCAATGTAAGAGCCGTTCTTAAACGTATAAATGAAATCAGTATAACGGAAACTACTTTCATCCCATAAATTCCATTGCTCCATTATCATTTTAAAATCCCTATAAACTCCACGCTTAATATGTGGTAGGGAATGAGATACACACGAAATCCTTGTATTGGGTTTGCTTGAAGCAATATGGATTAGTAACTGAACAACGGAATAGCTTTTGCTTGACCTTGAGCCTCCTTCATTACAAATTATTGGATAACCCTCCTCGTATGCATTTTTATTAGCATAAAAGACAGGTGTTCCTCTAATCTTTAATTGGTTCACATCCTGCATCTGGTTCTATTATAATTTGGACATTACCTCTAACATCAGCGTTAATGTCGGTTGTTTGTTTTGGTTTACCTTCTAATCTATCTACTACTGCCTCGTATGCTCTTTGGTCGCCTTTCAATGCCTTGCTAATCATTTGCATATCCATTAACTCAAGTACAGTAAAATCTTCTTCTTCGCCTGTTATTGGGTTGCGTTTCTTTTGTACTAATTCAAGTAATCTAAGTAAACGAGTCTTACTATTTTGCACACCTTTAGGTCTACCATTAGGGTTTCCGCTTACTCCTTTAGTGAATTGTGTTTCTATATTTGGGAATGCCATAAGTTACCTGTATTTTACCTGTATTACAAAGATATGCCACAATTAGGGCAAACCTTTCCTTTTTTAGTATTGTCTATTGATTTTGGTTCTTCATTTGTTGGAACTAAGAAATCAACATTAATTCCCCAATCGCATAAATCTCCAACTTCCCAATCATCATTTGCTAACATATCCATATCCCACATTCCATAGTGAGTGTTATCAATTACAAGTAATTTCTTTTTTTCTTTCTCTGTTAAGTTAGGCATTTTGATAACAGGTACATCTTGGATTCCTAATTCTAAACAAGCACGATACCTTTGGTTACCTCCTAAGATTACATTGTTCTCATCTATGATTAACGGCTTTGCTTCAAGTAACTTTGGGTCTTCTTGAATAGACTTAACCAACTTAGCAAAGTCATCCCCATCAATCTTTCTTGGGTTGTTAGGATTAGGTTTGATTTCGTTGATGTTCATTATCGGTTCTTTGTTGGTGTTCGTATTGAAATAATACTATCTACTTTCTTCTCTAAGTTTTCATATCCTACCCATTTGCCACACTTAGTGCATTCAAATTGGGTTTCTTTTATCTTACCAAACCATACATAGCCTTCGGTAACTGTACCGCATTTACAAGTATATAGCTTCTTTCCGTATGTGTCTTTCATCGACCTTGTCTGTTATAAGGTTTAACTGCTTTGTCCTTTGGACCAGATGTCTTTTTGTATTTGCCAGTCTTTCTTTTGCCAAAGGATACTTTTCCTGTGTTACTTAGCTTCGCCATATTTATTTATTAAATCTATTAATTCTGCTCTTGTCCATTTCTTTAGCCTATTGTTTACCGCTTCAAACTCTAACTCCTTCACCGCTTTTTCACCTATTCTTTCTACAAGTCCTATTCGGTACATTGCTTGGTTGCCGTGCTTAAACATATTGCATCCAGCACATTGTAAATGGATATTCCATTCGTTAAACCTTAAAGCCGAATACCCTTTAACTGTAAAGTAGTGTCCAGCTTGATTACCATTATAGCTTCCGCAACTAATACAAGGTAACCCTTCATCTCGTTTCCTTATATACGCATTTACTACCTTTTGGGTCTTTTCTAACAACTTGGGTAAAGGTATCAATGGCATAAAGCAAAATTAGGGTTACTTTTTCAATCTAACAACACATAATCTATCGTTATGCTTGTATCGTTTTTTGTTAATTGGGTTCATATAGGTCATTATCGTTTTGTAGTCAGTACCTAAAAACCTAATCGCCTTTGCTATTGACCTAAACCATATTTCTTCTTTTGTATCTAAATAAATTAATTTAACCTCAATGTTGTTGTCTATTCCTGTCATCTAAATAATCGTTTTAATTCAAAGTATAAATGTGCAGTTAAATAAATGCAACAAGCTAAAGGAACACTGATAATCGTAAACTTTAGCAATTCGTAAATAAATGTTAATTGTTTCATAAGTTTAAAAAACCACCCCAAGTTCCCTAATTACTATCTTGGTTAAAAATATTTAATTCTTGAGGTGGCTATAATTGGTTTTGTAAAAATAAGTACAAAGTATATCTTTTGCACTCGTTTTTGATAAATATTTCGTTATTTAATTTCTCCAAGTCTTTAGGTGTTTTAGCCATTACCTTGTAATGTGCTATAATCTTTTTCTTTATTTGGTCTGCCTTCTCTTGGCTTAGATTTTCCTTGTTTAGTTCTTTACGTTTCCATAGTACATCAAAAGCCATAGTATTTAGCAACTCCCAGCCTCTTTTAGCAGACTTCTCCCAGTTTTCGTACAATGCCTCAATAATTTCATCATCTTGTATTTTAGGTATCTCTACTGGTTTAGGTTCTACATAGGTCTTTTGTCTTACTTGCAAAGCTATCGGCTTATATGCAGCCATCACATCCCCAAAGAATTTAGGGGTAAACATAATCGCTTTGTCAACCGATAATTTACCCATTGCGTAAAGTTCAAAAGCTACTCCAAGTTCTTTTAGTTTGAAGTTCCCATAGTTTTTAATAACAAATTCGCATAAAAACTGAAATAACTCTATTGTAGGTGTTTGACATCCGCTTAAAGCAATACAGGTCTTAAGGTGTTCTTTTACCTCAATTGGTGAGCATCTACCCACACTCATTGTATCTAAAGCAACTGCAACCTTTAATTCATCTGGTTCAAGTTTATTATAGATTTCTAAGGGCATTAGATTGCTGCTCTGTAAAAGTTGGTTTGCGATTGTAGCTAATTCCTGTTGCATTTGTTTCGTTTTTAAGTGCAAAAAAACCCTTCCAGCCTTTTGCTAATGATTGTTCAATTATTTGTAGTGCAATTTGTTCATCACCATTTGATAGTTTTACCAAGTCTTTTAAAGCTGCTTGTTCGCTTTGTGGAGTAGCGTATGTAAACTTAAATTGTTTTCTTTTAAATTCCTTCCACATTTCCCAATAATTTAAAAATTCTTCGCTATCAAATGGCATTGTTACCATTACCTTAACCTTATCCTTAACCATTACCTTATCCATAACCATATCCTTGTCCCCTTGCAAGGGGCTTATAAGGGGCTTGTAATTATCAATTTGTTCTTTATACCTTTCTAAATTTTTAATTATTCCTGTATGCGCTTTGTTGTTTTCACTTAAACCGCTTGGATATTGGAACTCAATAAAACTTGGGATAAACCATTTAGTATTATTTTCTAATGGTATTATCTTATCTATAAAATATTCTAATGCCTTTTTTTCATCTAACTTTTCGCCAATCCTTATTTGTGCAACTTCTATATCAACTTGCCAAATTCCAGAATGGTCGCAGTCATCACAAATGTATAACCAAAGTAGCTTGTAAGGGGCTTTTAAAGACCTTATAAAAGGTTTTTTCCACTTTTCTGTGTCTGTAAATCTCTTTGCCATAAAATAAAATAGCCCCATCAGATTCCCCCCAGTCGCATTGGGGGTTCAAATCAAGGGCAATAAGTTGCTAATAGGTATGCGACACCTAATACAAAATTACATTAATTAACCGAATACTGTGCTATTTGCTTCTTATTTTTTAGCTTAATAATGGTAGTTTTTATATTCATACCATCGTTTCTAAGGTCTGCTATTCGTGCTGCTAATCTAAAGCATCCGAACTTGTTTAAAGCATCAATAGGGGTTAATTTTCTACCTTTATTTAGGTAGTTAGCAATTTGTTGGTTTTGGCTCATAGTTGTAGGTTTTAAATTTGCGCTTAACGTTGTCGCCCAACGTGGGGGTTAATATCAGAAGGGCAAATCGTCCTCGCTTTCTTGTTGGTTTACGGCAAATTCCTTTTTACCTGTTGGTGCGTTATAAGAAACTTGCTTACCTCTGCCACAGTAGTTTTTCTTAGCTTTTTCTGCTCGTTCCTCCATTGTTTGGTTATTCCATACTGTGTGAGTGTTTCCTTTTTCATCTGGTTGCTTTAAAAAGTCGGTAGCTACGTTTGCGTAGTGTTTGCCGTTTTTAGCTTCTTTCCAGTTAATTTCCTCTTTGCAAATGTTTAATACAATCATTGTTTTAAGTTTAATGTTTATTTAATTGTTCTTGTTCTAATGCTATTTCGTTTTGTCTATCTTGTTCTAAATCCTCCTCATCTTCTTCTTCTTCCCAGTCGCAATGTTCTAAACAATCTGGACAAATTCCAATTTCATCCATATCGGTATATGCTCCGCAGCAAGTTGAATAAGGCATAATTAATCGTTTAAATAGTTTTCAAATACCTCAAATTTATCAGCTAACATTTTATAAGGTATGTAATTTCTTTTAGGTTGGTCTAATAACTCTGGAAAATATCTTAGTTTATGTCTTTTAAGTTCATCCTTAGCTGCATTTAGCTTATCCATCATTTCCTTTGCGTTATGTGGGTAGCTTGTATCTACTTTGTAATTCCAGAACTTAACATTCTCTCTTAAATCCCATAGTTTATTTATTGGTGTCATAAAGTTTGTTTTTTCTTGGTAAATAATTTAGTTACATCTTTAGTTGCAAGTTCGCTATTTAGTGCATAAAGTTGGCTTAATTCAGTAGTATTTATACATAAATCAATCGCTAACTCTAAGTCCTCTAAGTTTTCGTGCGTCTTAATATAGGCTGGGGTTTCCTCTGTTGATTGTGCCATTTCATCGCCTGTGTAAAGACCGCTTAAATCTTGTGGGTAAGCCTTTCTCAAAGCTAATGCCTCTGCAACTTTGCTTAACATTGTATGTGGCATCTTTGCCCATAAACCCATTGGTTTGCCATCGTTTGTTCTTTGGCAATATTCATCCCAATAAGCCACACCTACCGATGCTTCATACCTTGTTTCTCCGTGAAATCTAAATACTGAAACCTTACAAGAAATTAACTTCCCATCTTGTTCTACAAAGATTGGTTCGCTTTGTCCACCATAGTTTCCGCTACGTTCAGCGATTACTCGGAATCCATCAATGCTTGTTTGAATGGTCATTTTTTTAGACCATCCGTTTTGCGTTTTAACGTTCCTGTGGATGCAATAAATTTGCCTTGATAATGCATCAAGTCCAGTTCTT